TGCGAACACCCAACGCTTCCGGCTGCGTTCTGCGTATGCGCATGTACTCAGAGGTTGAAATCTTAGCTTGATTGACATTACCAGGAGTTGCCCCACCAGGAGCGGTGCCAGCACCTATTCCTGAGACAACATTGGGCTTAAACAAGTTACCATATAAATCCTTTAGTTCCTTCATTCTCTTAACAGCATCTTCAGGGGCTCTACGAGTAATTTGAGAAGCTCCTGTCTCACTATTAACATCATGAAGGTCTACTATAACTTCATAGGTCTGCTTGCCTTCGTCGTCAACCTTTTCTGCTACCTTTGTCATGGGACGTAATAGGGCAATTAACTGCGAGGGATTAAAAGCCTCATGTTGAATGGCCGCATCTTGTAACGTCCGATCTACTAAAGTTTGCTTAAACTGACTTTCCCAACGAATGGCGGCTTCCTTCCAGGTTGAAGCTTCTTTGGATAAAGTCTCTTCAATCTTTTTCTTTTCGTTCAATAATGTTTCTTCCTTCGTTAAGAAAGTTTTCTGCAAATCTTCTAACTGTGCCTGATACTGCTCTCTTGTCTCTTTAGTTAAGGTTGAATCCGCTAACACAGTTTGATAAGCTGATTCTAACTCTTGATATCTTTCCATCAATTTACGTCTATCAGACGCAACAATGGCATTAACCTGATCTTGATTAAATAATTTTTCAAGTGGTTTTTGCGGATTGTTATTACCACCTGAATTTGCTTGACGGGCAGCAGCTTCAGCGGCTTCAGCAGCTTTTGCAGCGGCGGCAGCAGCAGCTACAATATCAGGATTTGTATTCTCTTCGCCATCAAAATTTACGACCGAAACTTGTAACTCATAATTGTATTGCATTAGAACTATCTCCATGCCCTGCATTTTGTTACACAAAAATCCGCAGGTGTGATAATTGTGTATCCCTGGCTGTGAGTTCCCAGGTTATTAATTTACTCTCACAGTTATTATTGCATGACTGTCTCTTAAAAAAGGTTTAAGAATACGCCATGCCATTGCGCTAGGAATACCGTGTAATAAATGTTCTATAGGTTGTTGATCTCTATTAAAAGATATTCTTGCACCACCGTAACCTTGACTTGTAACACCTAAATTTTCTAATTCTACATCAGGATCAACTCCATCTAATAAAGCTAGAGCTATTTCAAAACAGGCCCATTCAATATCGCTAGGAACAACTGTATCACTGTCTCTTGGAAACTCTAATTCTTGTGATGCTTCAGCCGCTCGTTTATCTTCTTCTAACACATCTTCATACTCTTCAGCCGCCTCAAGCACGACGTATGTAGCATGTTTATATCCTTTATAGTTTAATCTATCTATAATACGAGTGGCTGTGTATAAAGCTTTTGTTTGATCGGTCACATTGGAATTATCCCACGCTTCTGAATGAAGTCTAGTGAGAAAATAAGCGTTTGCTTTAACTAAAGAACCATACATGCTAGTCATTTCCAGTCTCCTCAGTCTTTTTTGCCGCAGCATCGCCTCTTGTTGGTTTTCCAACTTTCTCTTGGTTGGCTTCAGCATCAGGGTCAACTGCCATATCGTTTAGACCGCGGGCTGCAGGATTTTCCAATCGGGCATTAGCACCCATTCCACCACCTTTACTTTGAGCTATTGCAATACGTTCCAATCGCTGTATTTGATCTTCCTTAGCTTTATCTGATTCATCTTTATTAAACCCCAATGCCAGTGAGGCTGTTTCATCACTAACAGAGCCAGCTTCTTTAGCTTTAAGAATAACGTCGGGATCACTAGTAGTATAGGGTGAGGTTTCTATTTCTTTATTGATTTTTTCCATTGTATCTACAGAAACCTTACCTGCCAGTAAGGAAACTACAATACATTTTGCCAACTCTCTCTTAATTGTTTGACCTGGAACAGAATACATTAATTCATTTAATTTCTTAGCTTCATCTAGTCTTGTTATATCTGTCTTTAAACTATATCGGTCGGGGTATTTTATTACCGGAATTTTACGTCTAGATGTATTCTTTTCTTCATAAGAGGCCCAATGTTCAGAAATTTGTCTCTCACTATTCTCTAGAATCATCCCAATAAAAGATAATCCTGCTTCTAACCCCTGATTATCCATATCTTTTGCTTCGGCAGAAATGGACCGTCCGACTTTATTTGCCACAGCTAGATTAACTAACTTTCTAATATCATCTTCTAATTTTTCTTGTAATTTAATAGAAGCTAATAAAGGTTCTGAAGACGGATAAATAAATCCAGGTCTTTCAGCCCTTAAATCATACTTAATACCTACTGTTGAACCCACTTGACGTTCTACTGGTGCGCTAGGTTGTCCACCTGTTGTGGCTGTACCATCTGTGGTCATAGCATGTTTTAAGTGGTCCCCTACTGCTCGAAGATCAGATTGTTCAGTATAAATAGGGACATTAGCTTTCAATGCATATGCAATATCGCTAGAACCTAAATTTAATAATGCAATTTGATGCTTACAAACATCCTTAAGTACACTGTCTCCAATATCTAACATTGTAAAGGGTATCTTGTCCAAATCTAATTGTATTGGATCAACAACAGCTAATTCAACATTGTCAGGGGTTATTGGTACTCCATTACTATTAAAAAATTGTACCTTTGCCTTACCATCTATTGGGCACATAAAAACAAACCGATACCGATCATAACTACCTTGAGGTAAGTCTACTGGTAATTGGTCACTGAATTCACTTAAATCTCCATAATCCACACAATGATCGCGTAATAGAATAGCTTGAAATTCTGAGGTTTGATCTGGTCGGCTGTATGTCCAAGATAAAATATCTTCAACCGAATACAGATAGACATAGGGCCTAATATTACCTACGTCTGCTAGGGTATATGCCTGTATCATTGGCATATCGACATAAACACCAACACGACCCATTACAAGTAGTTCAGTTAAAACATCATAACCCATGAAGGATGACATTGTTGAACCACGTAAATCTACTCCACCATTTTTACCTTCGGTAGCAGTATGATATGTTAAGCTACCATCACGTCGTAATACATCCCGCATTCTTTGAAAAATTGAATTTCGTATATCATTAACAGCCGCTTTTGCAAAAGCAGGGATGGGGGTTATATTTCTACGTAAATTGAAATCATATTCTGATTCTCGGGCTGTGAATTTTTGTAAATAGGTATTTGTGTAATCGTCTCCACCATTGTATGTAGCACGCCATAAATCCCAGAAAGCCGAATCCCGGTAATAATTAGGCGAACGATAATCAATTAATAATTTTTGCGGAATTGACATATTTACTTACCTTTTAAATATCTAGCAGCTTTTTGGCAATTCTTGTAGTTATCAAGAAAATAACCAATGGCAACATTACACCGTGGACACAATAAACCTCGTACAACTCCGGTTATATGATTATGGTCAACGCAAAAATAATTCTTCGGACTAGGATCAATAGTACCGCAAATTGCACATTTACCACCTTGTTTTACCAACAGATTATTATACTCAATAACCGTAATGTGATAATGTCGTTTTAACTCCATCGCACGCAGCTTATCAGGATTCTTATATCGCCAATTGCGAGCCTTATTAGTTCTACATTTGTTACAATAATTGCGTCGATAAGCTTTATTTCTCTTTGAATCAAATACAATTTTGTACTTATCCAATGGTAAATTTTTCTTACAAACAGAACATTTTTTCATATTTATTTACCTTTAGAGAAAAGATTTGACGGGCTGGTTTTGCACGTAACTTGCCGCTAATGGTAAAGCTATTTCACTATAAGTCAAGGCATGAGCAAAGTGGTCCGGTCCAGTGTCGGTATAACTTGCAGTATAATTTCCTTGATTATCTTTTTCATAGATGCGTACTGGTGATTTAATTTGTTCTCTAAATAATCGACTCACATCAGCAGGTAATAGGATTTTTTTAGTATGAAAACGACCTAAAGCTGCATCTATCCATGACGTTCTATCTACTGTTGCAGTAGGTGTTCCCAATTCATCTTCATTGATAGTGATTTCTTTACCAGTCCTGCCCGCACGATAGTTACAGAGCGTAATGTAGCCTGGAAATCTTCTTGCAAACCTTCTCGCATCTGTTGTAAAAGGCATTGCATCTATAACACAAGCCAAAACCTGCCACTCACGCATTAAATAATCTAGTCTCTCAAACTCTGAACCTAAGATAGTCCCTTCCCAAAGTAACTTTCCAGTGGCGGCAGCATTTATATCACGACCCATTGTTTCTATAAACCATTCTACTACAACGATATGACAGGTCTTACCCACGTCAATACCCATTGTAATTAATCTTTCGCCACCAACTCGGGGAGGATTTTCACCTTTTGTATAACTTCTTAAACATTCGTCTATTAAATCGTCGGTTACTTTAGCACCATCACCAATATACGGCATACCTAATTTGGAATTGTAAAATTCGGTAGCTGCCGCTTCATCCCCCAAACCTCTAAAATGTGCTATTACTAACTCACCTGCTGTAACAGTATATGAATACATCTGATTAATGTAGAAACTACGGTGATCTGGATTACAGGTATTAGACTGTGGAATCCAAATTCCTGTACTTAAGAATTGAGGTTTTTCATTTTGTTCAATTCTACCACCACATTCTTTACATTTTAGATAGGATTCTAAACACCGTGGATCAGTAACCGACTCTCCTATGATTTCTACACAATCGGGCCACACAAATTCAGTAGATTTATTACATCGAGGACATTTAAAAATCCAATGTTCCTGAGTGCCCTGCATGAATAATTTATGTATACCTTTATTAGGTATCTTAGGGGTGGAAATAGCCCATACATTCTTTTCTCTTTGACCGCTTAAACGTTCTAATGCCAACCATATTTGGTCCTGATCCATTTCATCTAGTTCATCGAGAATTAAGGTTGAAACTGGAATAGACTTTAAGTTGCTGTCTCCACGGCTACCTCGAATATATAAATTAACACCACCTGCTTGTTTTAAACTAATAGTGTTTGTATCAGTAAAAATAGAATTCAAATAATTACTGTTTAATAACGCGGATTTAAATCTTGATTTTGAAAAATCGGCAGCATTGATTGCCGTTGGTAATACATAAAGAACGTCACGTCTTAGTATGTCAATTGTATAGAATGCTCTATTTATTGCAACTTCTGTGATTCCTAATTGTGCCCCCTTCATCGTGGAATTAAAAGGAGACACAGAATCACTAATTTCTCGGCACCAAGGATGATATGTATATCTATATGGACCTGGAAATGGTTCACCCATCATACGTCTATATTCAGACCAACGAGAACAGGTTGTTAAGACCTGACTCTTTAATCCAGCAGCTAAAGCTTCTTTAAAGACGTTTGCTAGATCACTCATTTAATCTGCAGGTTGATCGGGGCTAACCTGTAAAAATAACGGTATAAGACTCAGTAACAATTTTATAATTGTAACCCAATTTTCTTTCAGCCATTGAAATATAGCGGGCCAATTTATTCCCTTAGTATGCTTTTTAGCACATTTTTCAGCCTCAGAGATTAGATTTACCTTCTCTCCTTTTGCATTAGCACGATTTGGTCGCACATAAGCGTCCCATAGTATATCAAATTGCTGCTGAGTAATACGACCTTCTTTACGACTTTCTAATAAAGCACGGCGGTATAAGGGTCTAAATTTAAACATATCCATCCTCAATTAAAACATTCGTAAAATTGGCCAAAGTAAAATAGCTATTAAAGTTGCTACCCAAACTAGTGGATTTTTCCAATTTGCACTACTACTACTATTATATGTATCAGTGCATACGTAATAGACACCTGCACCAATATATAATGTTATTAAAGTACAAATAACTGATAATAAAATTATCCACCACATTTTATTTTTTCTTTAAGATTCGTCTCAAAAAATTTCTAATTGGTTGTTTATTTTCTGGTGTAACTGTCTCTTCGACTTTTTCTTCTTGTTTTTTAAAAACATCTAATAAAATCAAAACTAGAGCGTTCAATTTATTTGGCCAATCTATTGACTTACGAGCGTAGATTGCAAGCAATAATGACCTTAACCAAACAACAAATCTACGCCATAAAATTACCATAAATCATAATTTTGTCTAGGATATCCAGCATAGGAACTTAATGCAATGGTATCACCTTGTTTACACATTCTATCAATAACCTTGGCGTCAGCCCAAAAACTACCAAGAGGTTGATTTAATTTAGTACCACCCTCAACCCAATCTGAGCCCCAAGAATTAATAATACAACCACCCGGTCTATTACAAGCTTCATCTATACCTGCCAGTAACAATGCATGATTCCATGAACCACCCGGAGGTAGAAAACCATCCTTATCTCTTCCACGTCGGGTATTAAAACCTTGATTGCTACAAAGTATTACAGGATAACCATTAAAAATACAATCCCTTGCTTCTTCCCAACTTTGGACTAAAGCGGCCCAACCGATTGGATGTAATTTACATAAAGGTTCCAATTCATTTGGAACTCCACTATTTCCAAGTTGTCTAGCAACTCTACCACTATATTGTGTAAAGTCCCAGTTTAAATATTTCTGGCGTAATAAGACACCATATTTCTTTAAGAAACCTGCCGCCGTATAACCATCCATCCCTTCTCCATAACGTTGGTTATACATATCTCGACCTATTTCAATACGACCTCCAGCATATATAATTTCTGTAGCAGATTCGGCTACCCATCTTTGGGGAGAATCACGTTTGACAATTTGCACCGCAGTTAAAACATCGACACCTAAACCATAAGCATGACTCACACAATCCCCAATCTCCTGAGTATGAGGTTTGAAGGGACTACCCATAACCTTTTCTAAAAAAGGCCAGAGTATTGCTTGTTTTCCTGCTCCTGTGCCTCTTATATCAGAATCCATTTCATTTAGAAAGGGGTGTGGCACACTTTTAATAAAATGTTTCCGACTTTCTAGGTTTCTAATCCAGCCACAATTAATTGCAGTATTTTCTTTAGCTTGTATGGCTAATTCTTGTGAAAATGTAGCTGCTTTACTTTTTGTCGGTTGAAGAATATTATCACCGAATAAAAATCCCGCACCAGTTATAGCAGATAACTTCAAAAAATCCCTGCGGTCCATGTTTAGGTCTCACTTTATTACTTGGCTACAAGATTTAAACCTTCAGCAATTTGCTTCCATATTGTTGCGTGCTGTTCAGCGGTTACAAGTAACCCTAATTCAGCTTGAGACTTCATTTCTTTTTGTAATGCTTCTAAGAATGGCAACCAAGAGGTTAAATTATTTCCTAAAGCACTTCTATTAGCTATTTTTTGTGCTTCTACAATTTGTTCCGCAGTTGTTAATTGCCCACCTTGAATTTGCTGTAAAACGGATGTAAAACCTCCAGCTAATTTACCTGCTTCAGCTTTTTTATTAGGTGAATTGACTAATTTAGTGAAATCAACTACCTTACCTGTGAATCCAGTCGCAGGATTTACTGGACTAGGAGGAACGGGTGCAGGATTGGGCACAACGTCTCCAACTTTTACTGTAAACGTCTTTACATCCACGTCATTATCATTGGCACATGCTACAATAAAAATATACTCACCAGCGGTACCTGTAGAAAATACAGCTTTTCTACCATCATCATAAGTAACAAATTCTGTATTAGGTGGTAAAACTTTCCATTTAAAAGTCTTTCCAGTAGATTTTGTTACATCTAATTTAGCCAATTGACCAATTTTTATCTCAGTTGGACCTTCAATAACAATATCAGCTTTGGCATTTACAATAGGTCCAGGTGTTAAGTTATCATAAACATCAGGTCTGATTCGGTGGCTATATTTATCATAACCCAAGTAACCAACCAGACTAATAAGTAGTATCAGTAAAAATACTACTACTCCCTTAGAATTAACTTTGTCTAACATTTCTCTCTCCCCTTAATTTTATAACTCAGCGTCCCAAGCCCAATAAAAATTTACAGTCCAACCGGCAGTTGTAGGAAGTGTACCGGAACCTGAAACTAATCCCATAGTTGTATTATTAGTATAAACTGAAAAAGCCCTATCATATTGATAGGCGTTTGATGTGTCATAAACAGCACAATATCCTACAGCACCACTATTTGCAGAATAAACATAAAAAGCTGTCCCTGCAATTCTTTTTGTAACCTTTGCTGTTATCACACTATTATAAACAGTCCACGAATTCAAAATAATAGATTTATAAAAACAAGATGTATCAACTGATCCTGGTGCTACATCAACAGCACAACTTTTTTCATAGTACCTCTGACACAGTGACAACTCTAATCCAGGATTACGTTCAATCCAGGCAGGTGCAAATGATCCGTAATATAGACCAGCTTGTGTTGCTTCCAATGTCACACTTGATGCAACGGAACTTTCCTCCCAAAATAATACAGATAAATTATTACAAGATGAACTAACTGTTCCACTAACAATGAGTTGACCCCAAGCACCGGCTGTTAAAGCAACAGAACTAACAGCAACAACAGTTGTGGTTGTATTAATAAAGAAATTACCGGTGGTATAATTAGTGCTACTCCAATTATTCACTACGTCTTTTGTTGGTGAATCTAAAGTGCCCGTCCATTCAACAATAGCGCCTC